AATTGTAAAAAGAAATCATCTAGTGTATCGTTCACATCAGCATACTCAAGGAGTTGTGATATACTTTCGTTAGGGTTTGCCCTATACTTTGATATTACACCTTGAGCACCTGACGTGCCACCTGTAACTGTCTCTCCTGTTACAAACTTTGAATTTGCAGATATATATAATTTTAAATTATCCGTATCTTCAGCAAGTATTGTTGCTGTCTCACCAGAGGTCTGACCTGTAATAATTTCATCTTTACTAAACTCACCTATTGAACCTTCTTCATCTAAAATATAATCATTAGCATTATTACCACTATCGTCTGTACCATTTAATGCTAAAAAATTTTCTGTTCCTGTTTCTAAAAGTATTTGATCACTAGCGCTCACACTTGAAAGTGTAATTTGAGCTGAATCTAAAAAACGATAATACTGTTTTACAAACTCAATTAGTAAGGGATTGTTTGCTTGAATGTGTTGAGGAAACTGCCTACTTACTAAGGAACTTAATTTCTTTGTAAACTTTGCCATGGGTTACGAAGCATAACTTGTTGCTGATGTGTAACCAATACCTGATGTTGTATCATAAGTATCAGCAGATACAGATACGGTTGTGTTGGCTTCATCAATTTCTAAAACTTGATTTCTTACAGGTATAACATCTACTGAACTAGGTATAACAGTTAATCTAACAGCAGTTGATGTAGCACCATCTACGTTTGAAACGCTTGTGATGTTTAAAGAATTTATTGTAACCACACCTGTTGCATAATTTATTGTACCTTGTGAACTATTAGAGTATGTTCTTGTAGTACCAACAAGATAATATAATCTTACATTACCTGCACCATCTTCATCTAAAAAATATTCGTTAGTAGCGTCACCACTAATTTTAAATCCTGATGATGTTAATATACCACCACCACTTGCATTGTGTCCTGAGTGTGGATTATATAAAGCATTATTGAAACCTACTGTGTAAGTTGTAGAACCTGATGTTACAGCTGTAAATGATTTGTGTAATTTAACAGTAGTAATATTTGATAGTATAGAATTATCAACCTTGTTTATTGTTTCAATAAATTTAGAGTGTCTGAATATACTATCAAACTCTTGCAAATTATTTGTATTGAAATCCGTTATTGCTGATGTGACTAATGCCTTAATACTATCAGCAGTTTTTGTTGTTGACTTTGCGTCATACTTAACACTTACAGTTAACTGTACGGATGTTGTTTCTGGGTCTTGTATAATTGGTGTAATACTTGCCACATTAAATTCTTTTAATTTGTTTATAATATCTGTTTTAGTTGTTTCTGTTAATGTTGCACCTGCAACAGGTTTGATTGAAATATAAACACGACCATAGAAAGGTGTATCATTATCTTCTCCTCCCCAAACAGAAACAGATTTTGCATTTGCATAAATTGTTTTTACTCTACTCTCATAATCTTTTGGTGTTACTGCTCTATTTTGTGCAGCATATTGTTTTGGTGCATTGAAACGAATACTATCAGGTGTTTCTGGTTGAGCACCATTTGCAGAATTAGTAGCAGTAGATACAGTAACATCAGTAAAACCTCCAATGTTTCCTGACAAGCTAAATAAACTTGCACCATTACTTTCTTCAGCGTTTGTGACAACGTATGATAGTGTTACTATGTTTCCAGTAGATAAAGCAGCACCAAGTATACCATCACCAAATTTAACTTCATACTGATTATCTTCAGCACCTTCAAGATAATAAACCTTTGATGTAGATATAATATCTGCTAAGTCTGTTGATAATGTGTATGTGCTTGATGTAGTATCAGTTGAACTATTTTGTACTGTAACTTTTAGTGTGGTTGTATCTGCTAAATTATTTCTAATTAAAAATCTTTGATCAGCATTTGAGGTATCTACTGTAAATTTATTTGTAACTAGTGTTCCCTCGTATATAGGTAAATTAGAAAAAGTATAAACACCATCTGCTGGTGTAATTGTTGTAGCGTCTTTGACAACATAATTATATGTTACCTCATCTACTGTGGTTGTAAATGTTGTACCACGAGCAGCAGTTAATGTTGCTCCAGTCGCATTGTTAACTGTTACATTTAAAAAAGCAACAGGTGATGTTGCACTTCTAGGTGTGTAACCAACATGTTTAGCATGTGAGACAATACTGTTTCTTAAATCAGCACTATCTAAAAACATTTCGTTAGCAAGAACATTTGCATACACAGCATTATAGTGAGTATTATATGCAAGAAGGTCTACTAAGGTAGCCATTGTAGAACCTTCGAAATCATAATCTGTAAGTTGGTCTTGTTGTTTTAAAAATACTTTAAGATTATTTTTAATACTATCAAAATCTAAATCTGTGACTTCTAATCTTTTTGCCATATCTATCTACTTCTTTCTAACATTGTTGTAAGGCTTACTAATTCGCCTGGCACATTAATTACTCTAAATGCTATGGTAACTTCATATGAGTTACTATCAGGATCAGGTCTTGAATCCACAGCAACTAATTGTGCTCTTGGTTCAAAGTTAGTTATTACTTCACTTATTACTCTAGTTAATGAATTAGAAGTAATTGGATCTAATGGTTCAAATAATAATTGTGATATGCCTGAACCTATTTCAGGATGAAAAGGTCTCTCGTAATGATTTGTCATTATAAGATTTCGTACAGATTGTTTAACAGCGTCAACGTCTTTTTTGATAATGACATCTTTAGTCGCTGTGTTTCTCTCGAATGATAATGCTAAATCCTTGTATAGTCTAGTTGATCTAGAACTTGCGTTAGTACGAGAAGCGTCTGTGTATCCTGATTGAACTATTGCCATGATAACTATTTATCATGTTATCCTGCATTTACGTTAGAAGAACCTGATATAGTATGACCACATTTTGCGGCGTCACCTGCTCTAGATATACCTATGCCATTTGCAAATACTCTAGAAGAACCACCTACCATTGGTGGGGTAGGACTGTGTGGCGATACTCCGTGTGAAGCAACTTTGTCACCTATACGAACTACACCTGATCCATTCGCATTGACATTACCACTGCCTTCTATCGCAACACCACCAGCAACATCAACACCATTTCGTGCAATGCCAGGCATTACCCTTGACCTACACTTCTCTTATGTTGTCTTCTCTTATGTTTATTCTTAGGTCTTGATCTAGAACTATCCCCTATTGATGTTCTTTTCTTTGGACCTCTAGAATATGCTACTACGTTAATACCCTTAGCCATTATACATCATGCTCACAATTTGCACATTCGCAAGATTGACAAGATCCGCCACTTGAACAATGACAACCGTGTCCACAATTATTACATGTACCCATTTACTTTACCTTTTTCTTTGTAGCCTTCTTTTTCTTTTTGACTATCTTTTTTTTCTTTGTTTCTTTTGGTGGTAATACGTTTTCACTCTTACCCCAATTCTTCCATAGATTACTAAAAAATCCCATAAAATCTCCATTTCATATGCGAACAAACCCAGAACATAGTTGGTCAGGATTGTCGCACCCTAGTTAAACCATTGAAAAATAACACTTTTAATTTTCAATTAATCAGGATATTTCCTTGACTATTAAGTAATATCCATGTATAGTATTTATATATTAAACGAAAGGACACATTATGAATACTATACCATCTAAAAACGAAATATTTGAAGAATACAATAATCTTAAATCTATTGATGAAAAGATTGAATATGTTAAGTCTCTCAAATATGTAGATATCTATAATACCATTAAAATAAATTATGACAATGTTATTAAGAGATTGTCTGCTGAAAAACAATCACAAGAAGACCAAGGGGTTTGGTCTGAATTTGCTGAAGAAGGTTTATTACAATAATTGAAAGGAAACTATATTATGAAATTACAATTTAATAACTTAACTGATATACTAGACTGGATTAAGAATCCAGAACATAAGGAACATTTGTTTCTTTTAGAGACAGCGATCAATGCTGCGAAAGGATCTACTAAAGGTCAATTCAAAGTTGGTGATCATGTCATCTTTGGTAGAGCCAATGGTCGTAAGAGACCTGGTGTTGTTATGAAACTGAATCCTGCGAAGGCAGTTATCAAAGACACTAACCTTGGTGGTAAGTGGCGTGTACCTTATTCTCTGATGGAGGTTGCGTAATGATTACAGTACAACCTGCACAGAATATCAAAGACGGTATTCAAAATTTAATTAACGCTTCTATTGAAGACTACAATATAGGCACTAAACATGAAAGCATGAAAGAAGAATTTGCTAACTCATG